TCCCAGGTAACATAGGAAGTGCTTCGGCACCTGGAAGTATACCTCCTCCAGCCGTCGGACCGACAACTGGATGTTTATGCATTTGATATTCTGTAAAAAAATCATCTATAATTTTTTTTAAAGAAGCGACTTCATTTTTAATTGTTATTAAGCCGGCACCATCAATTGCTATTTTACCTTTCGCGGCATTCGATATAGTTATTTCTCCCATTGCACCGACGCTTTTGATTTTTATTTCTCCTGCAGGGGAATCTCCGAGAGATATTTCTCCAACTTTATTTTTCATTGTTATAGCACCAAGTGGAGTAGCCATTGTTATTCTAGCTGTTGCTGGATTTTTAGGAGTAATAGCAAAATATCCGGCTGAAGAAACTTTTGCACCTTTTTCAGAAGAAGAAGGAAGTCTATTTAATTGTAATAATAGACCGCCGGTGGACTCTGTTGCAGCAGATCTTAAATTAATAATTCCATTATTAACTACAATAGATTTACCAGCACCACTTCCCTTGTTTATCACATTCATTCCTTGAATAATTTCTTCACTACCATGAGTAATGTTTACCGTGCTACTTTGAGCAGATAAACCGTGCGCCCCCATGGTACTTTGTGTTATTTGTGAAGCTGTTAAAATTTTTGCACCGCCGACATTTTCTATGGAATCACCTTTTCTTTTAATTGATGTACCAGTGTTATTCTCCAATGGATTCATGGGGCCTCCATGAAGAGATGGCAAAGTACTGGCGATATCCGTTTCCAAGTACAAAGGCGTATTGAATTTAATAAATTCTTTAGCGTTAAATTCAATTTTTTGCGCAGTGATAAAAGCAATTCCATCTTTACAATATATTTCAACATTGCCTTGTTCTGATTCTAGATGCACATCACCAGGACCTTTAACTCGCAACCAATAATCTTCTTGTCCACCTGCAGTATTCACACATAATTCATATCCATACTTTACGGATGAATATTTGTATCCGCCAACTGTTTCATGAGTATTTTTTAAAACACAAGAATAATAATCTCGATTAGATTTATCAACCATAGTTCCTAGTGGGCCTATTTCTCTATAGGTTCCGGAACGATGCCACCAATGTAATCTTTCTGATGTAGGAGTATCATCAATTTCAATAACATGACCACTTTCTGAAACATGTACATGATTATACGGATACGCGGCATCATAAGGAGAAACTGGTTCTTGAAAACTAGCATTTCTCGTACCCTTGGCTTTAGGGTAAGGATCCATTCTTAAATCCGCTTTTGTTTGAACAATAGAAGTCCCAACAGTTTTAATTACCGAGAGACCGGATGGACCCATTGAAGTTAAAATTGTATCAATTTTTGTACTACCATCGGCTCGGCCTCTAGCTAATCTTGGAGTCGTTGGTTCGCCCAAAAATCTAAAAAGAGGATAATTATAAGAAAATTCATAATCTGGAACTTGTGCATCTTGTGAGTCTGTTTCTTCAACTAAAGTTCCTCGCTCTAATTTTCCCTCATCGTCTGTTTGACCCTCAACTAAAGTAGCTTTATCACTCCTTTCAACTATTTCAATTCCTCTTTTTTTATTCAATTTTACACTTAGAGGATGTTGTGGAACATCTGTAAACTTGGGTATATCCTTTACGATATCGCCAGTTACAGCATCTACTTGATAAAATTTTGGAGAATAATCTCTCGGATCATTAAAACCTTCATTGGGATTACCTGGTTTATCAGGTCTGCCGCCCAATGTGCCCAACATAACAGGATCATTAGCGGCTTCTCCATCTCTAAAAAATCCCATAATCCATGAGCCTTCAACAGGACCAGTTGGACTTGTTCCTACTCCTGTTTGAGAAGCAGAGGTAATGGGCATTAAAGGAAACGCCCATGGTAAATCATCTGTCTTTAACTCTCCTTTATCCTTGGTGTGCCAACCAAGCCATCTTACTTTGCATCTTCCCAGAAATAGAGGATCCATTCTATCTTCTACAACACCAACAGCCCAAACAAAGCCTTCTTTTCCCATAAAATCGGGTTCCATTTTATCCTTTATATAATATATTTCATTGGTTATTCTACTTATTTTTACTATTAATGTATGGTGTTACTCCGCGTGGTGGTGTAGTACGATCGACTGCCTCTGTTGTCCTTATCCCACCTTTGCCCTTTAAATCCGTCGGTTTGATTTGTGATTTATTAGAAACTTCCGGAGACACAAATGCGTTAGGAATGGCTTGAAGTCGAGCTGCAGTTTCTCCCACTTCACCCGGCTCCGCGTAGGATGAAATTTGAGATACATCTAAACTAGGTGGTGTATTTTGTAAACAATCTTTTCTAATTTGAATTTCTTGATAATATCTTTCATTCGTAAATACGTGACTTATTTTCGTCATAATATATTTACCACTCAAAAAAGGATCCTCATCTGTATTGGTAGATTCTCCTAAAAACACTTGTGATGGCATATGCCACCAAATAATATCTCCAACTCTTAAAGATGAATCGCCGGCTAATTTAAGAGTTATTTTTACATTATTAAGTTGTTGTAATTGAGAATCTCTTTTTTGAGTTCTCCATTCAAGGTTAGTTTCTTTAATGCCAGGCTCAGCGCCGCCGTCACCGTCAACAGCTTTTCTATTAGATTCTAGAAAAAATGAATGATTAAAATTTGTTCCCATCAATTTTATACGAGCACCTTCTCCTCCATCATCGTCAACCAAACAATCATGATTATATGAACAAAGTTTGCCGGTCCCGTCTCCAAGCGAAAGGGTATGATCTGCTAGTTTCTTCTTGGACTCATCTGGGCCACCCATAGTTTCTACTGAGTCAGATCCCCCTGCAAAGTTTAATGTTTCTACCACGAGATCTTCTTTTTTCTCAATATACTTATATCCTATAACATCATATCTCATTCGAACTATATCATGGGTTATTAATTTTGCAGCATACATTCCTTGTCTCATATTATCAATGACATCAAAAACACTATCAATAGTATATTCTTCTACATTATTAAATCCTATTCCTGGCCAACCCAACCCGGCAAATCTATCCTTTGGATCAATCGCAGAATCTATTTTTGCCACAAAATTTCGTTTAGGTGATCTTTTAAAACTCGTTTCTAAACTTTCAAATTTAAAATGAGTTAAAGTTTCATAAAACATATATAAAGCGCCATCTGCTGGTGGGGCGACGGACTGCTCATTATCCCCCTGTTCTTCTGGTTGATTTGCACTTGTCGCTTTTTCTGCCAAATCATCCATAATATCAAATGGAGATTTAAAAGGAAAACAAAAAGTATGCATATCGCTTGTTGGTTCAACTATAAGCCTTTTAGGTTCAGTTTTCATCTTATATGCGCTATAGAAAGTATTCATTGGTGCTGCGATAAAAGTTTCGTAGATATTCTTAACGATGTCTTCAATCTTTACATCATTATATCCTCTACTTATTTTCTTTTTTTCACTAATAATAGCTTCTATTGAAATACAATGGAGAACATATATTTTTAATCTTTCAGAAACATTAGATATAGGAGAAACAGAATATACTCTAAAACTCTTTTTAACAATATTATCGAGAGGATTATCTTCGTCCGCCGCATCAAACCCTCTGGTCTGTGCTACCAAATTAATAAATTCTTCACCTATAATTGGGATAGTTTCTCTAAATCCATAAGAATCTCTTATTGCAATATCACATAATAAATAAGGTTTAGAAATATCTTCATATACAGTTAATGTATCAATCATTGGTATTATATTAACTTTTGCATCTATATTTGGAGACAATATATCACATAATTGTATAATACCCATGAACGCTTGGGGAAGATCTTCTTCTATATTTTCTGCTTGGGGTTGGCCATGGCCAACTGGAGAAGGAGCTTGTGGAGGCTTTTGAGTGATATCAACTAGTTCATCTTCTGCAGTGTCACCTAGGTCGGGTCGTCCGGGCATTTTTATTACCTATATTGTTTGGTTTGTGCTTCTTTCAAAATATTTTCAACATATTGTCTATCAATTATTTTGATACGTCTATTCGCTTCATTTCTTTTATATTCTATATCATATTTGGTAATTCTTTTTTTCTCTGGATCTGTTAAAGCATTATATGCATCTTTATCAATTATAACTTCCATTAATTTAGTCGTATCAGTTTCTTCTTGTAATATTTGTCTATATTCATAAATTTGTTTTTTGGCTCGTTCAGTAGAACCGTATTTCCCTTTTATCATTTTTGTAAAATCTTGAGAACTCAGTGGCCAATCGAAATAAGGATTAAACATTTGATTAGTTAAAAATATTATCCAATCATATTTAACATGGCCATATACAAGAAAAGATGTGGTATCGGGCCTCTCATTATCTCCTATAGTATGTTCTTCAAAACTTATAGCATTTTCAATCACATTTCGTTTTATTAAATTTCGAATAAATATATCTCTGGCAGTAACTGTCTCGCCGTATTTATTCCCGGTTATATTATATTGAATTTTTGGTAAGAATGAAAAATATGACATTAATATCCCTGATCTACTAGTTCTCTGGTCATGACAACGATTTCTGTAAAAGAAACTGTTAATTTTACTTCAAATGGTTTTCCATCTCGAAAAAAGAATGGGACACCGGCGGCGGCATAATTGGCTATAACACTATTACAAACACTTCTTGCTATTTTAAATGGTGTTGCCTTACCACCGGATCTGTGACCGAATTCAATATCCCAAGTACTTGGAAAAGTAAAAAAGTTTGAACCAGCGCCTCTTAGACGCTCAGATCCGCCAACCGTAGGTGCTGCTGAGCCAGTGGCTTTACCACTGTTTCCAAAATTACCGGGATTGGCCAAGTTCGATATTGGAGCAGCATAACCGGGTAAAGTTGATCTTCTGAAAGCTTTTATAATATTTTCAATTGTTACCGATTCCTCCTTATTTTTTGCTATCATAGGAAATTCAAATACAAATTTTCTAAATTTTCCAGGCCCCTGATATAATAAAGACATTTTAGGATTAATTGCTAAATTTGCACCGCCCAGCCCTCTTTTTAATAAATCAGATTTTTTTATTGTTGACGTGATAGTATGTTCCACTACAGCCTCTCCCACTTGTCCATAGTTGACATCTTTCACCGCAGCAATGAAATCTTCATAAGTGCCTTTAGATTTAAAAAAATCAGCCGTTCCTGCAGTAATTTTTGCGGCTGCTTCTGTAAGAACTGTTCCTAATCCTTCTTGTTCCGCATATACTGCTTCTGCAGTTGAAATCATTGCCTGAGCTCCCATAGGAAGAACTATATTATATTCAGCACTAGTTGTATTTTGCGCGAAAAGTTGAGGATAAGATATAAACATTACCCAATGACTCTCATCGCCGTTTTGTAGATTATCAGGATATGTATAATTGCCTTGGTCGGCCACGCGATACTCCTTATAAATAGTTTAATATATCTAATTATTTATCAATATATTTATTATGGCATATAAGGGAAAATTTAAACCAAAACACCGCGATAAATATAAAGGAAATCCCACTAATATAATTTATAGAAGTTTATGGGAAAGACGTTTCATGGTTTATTGTGATTCTAATGCAAGCGTTGTTAAGTGGTCCAGTGAAGAAATATTTATACCATATAGATCACCATTTGATAGAAAAATACACAAATATTATCCTGATTTTTGGGTTAAAATAAAAAAACATGATGGGACCTTTGAAACATCAATTATTGAAGTTAAACCAAAATCACAAACAATTCCGCCTAAGCCTCGTTTGAATAAAAGGAAGAGTGGTAGATATTTATTGGAAATGAAAAGATATGGTGTTAATGAAGCTAAATGGAAAGCTGCTGTAACATATTGTGATTATAAAAATTGGAAATTTAAAATTATAACGGAAGATCAATTGCTCGCTAAATAATATATGGCACTACGAAAACTTTCACATATAGAAGATGATGCAGTTGAATGGCTTAGGGAGAAGTATGAAAAGCTCCGGCACTCATTAATAGTGGCAAGAGTTGGATCAATTAAAAATCCCTATAATATTATAAGTGAAGGTAATAGAGAAAAAGAGCTGAAATTAGGGAGAATGTATTTTTTTCATTATCAACCCAAAACGAGAATGAAATTACCTTATTATGATATATTTCCACTAGTTATTCCAATAAAACCTTATGCCAATGGCATGCTAGGAATGAATTTTCATTATCTCCCTTATAGATTAAGAGAAAATTTAATGAAAAAATTGATTGGGTTTTTAAATGAAGAAGATTTGCAAGCTTATTTACATGTTACATATAATGATATTAAAGGATTTACACGATATAAAGAAGCTAAGCCTACCCTTCATAAATATGATTTAACAGGTTCATATGTTCGTTCACAATTTATTCATATAGAACCCAATGAATGGACTACCGCATTACATTTGCCTGTAGAAGAATTTAGATCTCGTGGAGGTGGCATGGGGGTTACAAAGGCTAAAGTTTGGGGCGATAGTAAAGAAATAATCGAACAACATTCTACAAAAAACGGAGATTAATGAATACCGATACCTTTATATCGAAATTGGACGAAGAAGGAGGTTTGGCTCCGGTAAATAGATTTATAGCAAAGATACACATGCCTTCAGGGGTGACCGGAGGACTTGAAATATTATCTTATTTGTGTGATACTGCTCCGATACCGGGAAAAACAATAGCGACTTCAGAATTAAGACATTATGGTCCGACTCGGAAATTAGCAAGAGAAGCAACTTATGCCGAATTCCAATTAGGATTTATATTGACAAACGCTATGACTGCAAGAAAAAAGATGATAGGTTGGATGGATTATATAATTGATCCAGAAACAGCAAATATTCGATATCAAGATGAATATAAGGGCACAGTTGAGATATTAATGTTTGGTCCGGACTCAGAGGATACCTCAAAGGAAAATGCAATTGCTGGTGCTAAATATTTAGAAGCCTTTCCAACCAATGTTGATCCTATTAGTTTGGGTTGGGATCAATTGAATCAAGTAGGAAAATTTAGTGTGAATTTTGCATATAAAAAATGGGTAGATTTTAAAGAATTTGAAGTAGGAGAGGAAGGTGGATTGTAGAGGATGAATAAATTAATTAATTTTTTTAATATGGAGATATAATGGCTTTACCAATCGTGAATAATCCTACCTATGAAATTAAATTACATAGTGTAGATCACAAAATAAAATATAGACCTTTTCTAGTTAGAGAAGAAAAGATTTTACTAACGGCTCTTGAAGGTGGTGAAACAGCAGACATCGTGAGAGCTACAAAAGAAATTATCAGTAATTGTTGTCTTGATGAAGATATTGATGTTCAAAAACTTCCTGCTTTTGATATTGAATTATTTTTTCTAAACCTAAGAGCTCGTTCAGTTGGAGAAAATGTTGAAATCGCAATGAATTGTCAAACCAAAGATTGTGACGAATCAGTTCCGGTTATTGTTAATCTTGAAAAAATTGGTTTAGAGATCAACGATGATCATACGGATTTAATAAAACTTACTAATAAAATAAAAGTTAAATTAAAATATCCTGATATTGATAGAATGACAAGACCTCCGGAAGAATCTCAAATGGATTCTATCTTTGAAATCACCAAAGCCTGCATAGAAGGAATTTGGGAGGGTGATGAATTACATGATATAAAAAATTATACGGAACAGGAATTAGAAGATTTTATAATGTCTTTAAATCAACAGCAATTCGGGAAACTTATTGGTTATTTTAATACCATGCCCAAGTTAAAGCATAAGGTAGAATTTACTTGTCCCAAATGTGGTAGTAAACAAGAGACAGTCTTGGAGGGGCTGCAAAGTTTTTTCGGATAGCGCTCAGTCATAATAATTTACATAATTATTATAGAACTTCATTTGCGGTTGTACATGGTCATAAATGGAGTTTAGCTGAGTGGGAAAATTTAATTTGTTATGAAAGAGAAATATATCTCACATTATTAATAGAACATATTGAAGAAGAAAATGAAAGAATGGAACAGGAAGCTGCTAAAATGAGAAATAGTTAAAAGGAAATTAAATGGCCGCAGAAAAAGTAACCATAACTGGTACCACTAAAACCGATCCGGCAGAAATGTCTGCCCGACAAAAATGGCAAGCTAACATGTCAGCTCAACTGGGCGAACAGACTGCAGGCCAAATGCAGTTTACTGATACTATGAAAAACATGATGGGGGGTTTTAAGACAGAGGAAGGGCTCGCACAGCAGACTAAAATGTCCGGATTGCTTACGACTGTTCAATCTAATACTTTTAAGACAGCAAATTTATTAGAAGGTTATATTGACTTCATGAAAGATGCTGAACGCAAACGGCTAGAAGCTGCCATGGAAGCGGCGCGACTAAGAGATAAAAAAGATAAAGGCAAAGGTCCAGGAATTGAAAAAGCCAAAGACACAGAATTTGGTTTCGGTGCCCTAGCTGCTGGATTAATTGGCGCCTTAGGTGCAGGATTAATGGCATTTAAAGAAAAATGGGGAAACATGTTTTCTCTTTTTGGAAGTGACCTTGATGAAATGGGTAAGCCAAAAGCGACTTTCTTTTCGAAGATAAAAAAATTCCTTGGTTTTGGTGATGAGGCTAAAGATATTAAAAATCTTGGTAAGGCGAAAGTAGGCTTTTTTGCTAAACTAGGATCATGGCTTGGATTTAAAACATCACTTCCAAAAGATCTCGCAAAGAGCAAAACTAGCTTTATTGATGATATAGCAAAATTTTTTAGATTTGAAAAAGATGTTCCCGGTAACCTGCTGAAGAACCAAAAGAAATTCATGGCCTCTCACGCGGCTATGTTAAATTGGGCAAAAGGCACTGAAAAAATGTCTGATGCATCCAAATTAAAGTTCTTTAAAACTCAAGCAAATATGTTAAAGTGGCTAGATAAAGCCGAAGGTTTAAGCGACGCGAAAAAAGCTAGCTTTTTGAAAAAACAATCTAAAATGTTAGAATGGGTGGCAAAAAATACTAAGGGTATAGACGCAAGCAAAATAAAGTTTATAAAAGGCCAATCTAAAATGTTAGAATGGGCTGCTGAAAATATGGATGCATCCAAAAGTCAAAAACTAAAATTCCTCAAAAAGCATGCCAATATATTAGATATTGGTGATGACATTATGGATAAGTCAAAAATTGCTAAAGGTTCATTTTTTGAAAAACAATTGAAAATGTTGGGTTTATCGCCGGATGATGTTGATGGTGTCCGATTGAAAAAAGAAAGTATGTTTTCTAAGTTGAAAACTAAAATTTTTAACATAGGCGATGATGTTGTAAAAGGTGTTTCCAACTTGAAAAATAGTTTCTCTACAAAAATGACCAAATTTTTAACCTTCCCGGCAATAGATGAAGGTAGTAAATTAGGAAAATTTAAAGCTGGATTCTTTAATTCGATGGATAATATGTTAGGAACTTTGCTGAAAATTACAAAAGGCTTTTTTAAATTAGTAAATGTACTTAGCTTTAATGCTTTGGGATTTTTAGACGCGAAAGCTCTCAAGCACCCAATAGAAACTTTTAAATCTTTTAAAAATTCGATTAGTGCTGCATTTGGCAAGGAAGGCGCTTTCGGTAAAATCTCTAAAACATTTAAAGCTATAATGGCTCCTTTTGAGACTTGGATGAAACCTATAAAAGGTATTTTAAAATATGTGAAAATAATCGGGAAACTCATAGGTAGGATTTTTATTCCTATTGGTTTCTTATTCGCGGCATTTGATGTTATATCAAATGTTATGAAGGGTTATGAAGAAGGGGGTATTACAGGCGCAATAGGAGCTGGTATAGAGTCTATATTCGATGATATATTATTCATTATCCCAAATCTGTTAGGTGAGGCAGTTGCATGGTTATTAAAGAAATTTGGTTTTAAGAATGCTGTAAAATTTATTGATGAAAATTTAAGAGATTCAGATGGGAATTTTTCTTTATTTACTGGAATAAAGAATTTATTTTCTCAATTAATGGAAGCTGTCGGTGAGATTTGGACTAAAGTAATGAAATTTATGAGCATTGATAATATTTTAACAATGATGGGTGCATCATTATATAAGAGCAATGTATTTGGTTCTGATAAAATGGCGGATATGTTATTAAGTGAAAAATATGAGAAGAGAGCTAAACTACGTGCGAAAAGCGAAGAAGATTATCAAAAACTAGTTGATAGTGAAAATAAACAAGCGGAACTGAAAGATGCTAGAAAGCGCCCAACCGGTAGCAATACCAACGTCGCCGATAATAGTCAATTCGTTCAGAACAACCAATACACAACCTTAGCTGGGCCTAACGCCGCAGCTAAGTATGATTCATACGCCAAAGGAATAAGAAAAAACAACTAACTTATTCTTCGTCAGCTAATTTTGCGAAATAAGAAAGATTATTGGAATCTTCCCCTTCTTTAGATGAGCTCTCGGCCAAGCTAGCACTTGCTATCGGTGCTGCCACAGGTCTACCAACTGCCGCTTCGGTTGGAGTATAACTAGTTCCTCCATCAAAAGGCATTGTATCAACTGGACCAATTACAGTTTCTGCTCTTTGCATACTAGGATCTACTCCACTACCAAGAACTTTATTAAGTCTTGCTTTAAGATCCTCATAAGATTTAAAATTATCTGGCTTGAGGAAGTCTTGAAGAGGATATTGCTGTTTCCATGTAGTTTCTAGTTTTTCATCATCTTTAAATAATGGTGAAGGTGAAGCAAATTCAGCTTTATCGTAATTAGTAAAACCTTCTACCTTACGAATTTTTAATTTAAAATTTGCGCCTTCCCAAAAATCAAAAGGATTAACAGAAGTTTCATCTTCGAATTGAGGATTCATTTGATCATTGATCTTATCAAATATTTTCTTTCCGAACTTAAACAAAAATGTTTTACCCTCATTTTCAGGACGCTTTGAATCTTCTACAACCATAATATTTGTATAATAAGTTAAGCGCCTTTTTTGTTTGCGAACAATATCTCTATTGGCTTCAAGACCTGTATCCCAAAGTTTAGAATTATACTCAGAAACAGGATCTTTTTTACCATTAGTGGTAAGACTATTTTCAATATACCAGCCACCTGGTCCTTGAAAACCGTGATTGAATACGCGTACCCATGGAATATCTTCTCCTTCAATTGAGGGAAGAAATCTAATAACAGCATAACCGTTACCAGATTTATCTAGATCTGCTTTCCAGAATCTATCATCAACTCCAATTTGGGGACTGTTAATTTTATCAAGCTCTTCGGAGAGGCGGCTTAATGAGGAACCTCTTTTCTTTTTCATATCTGCAAACGACATATTTCTCCTTGTATCTGCTTTGTTTCGATTTTTTCGTCATATCCACGCTGTCATAATATAACTATTATTATAACCTAAATCTTATTAAATTTCAAGTACTTTTTTCAAAGTATCTTTACTGCTATTAAGATTATGGTTAAAGAAAGGTTTATATTTCATACACATTTTGAAGTAGTCCGGCCACACTATTGTATCCTGCAACTCTTCATTAAATCTTGGTACGAAATTCAAGATATCATCCAATATAATAAATGTTTCAATATTTATTTTTTTCGCTAAAACATAGCGAAATATTGGTGGATGTTGTCCATCAACTATTTCAAACAAACTGTCGAAATTTTCTGAACTGTTATCCATGATACTTGTACAATCAGAACGAAAAATGTATTGTAAACTCTCAATACGTTTTTTCCATTCTCGATAAGTCGATACACACCTTTCACCAAATGCATCTCCTATCCACATATTTATATTGCTTGAAAAATTAGATACTAAAAAATCCACTAATTCTTTATTATTGTATTCTCGAGATAATTTTTTAAAGAAAAATTTCTCTCTTCGTTTATTAAAAGATGATAAAGTTACATTACACTTTCCATTGTATTTGAAATAATCATAATCTGATGTAAAATGTAATTTTAAAGCCGTGTAAGTACTATAACATTCAAATTCATTCATAACATAATTGCAATATAAAGTAAGAGTATATTAGTTATAGCTAATTCAACCGCAAGAACTGTATGATACCATACCCATTTTATTTCATATTCCTTATCTCTTTCTATATCGACTTTAGTTTTACCATTTTGTAATTTCGGTAACCAGATATTTTCCCAACTTTTTCTAATTCTTTGGAACATTTGTTGTCTCTCATATTGGTAATTTAGAAGTTGTTTGAATAAAATTTAAATCTTCTGCTTCCCTTCTCAGCAATCTTTTAAGATCTGTTGAAATTAAAGAAGCAGCTGTTTCATACTCTAATTTATTTTGTTCACAATAATGTAATATAGCATCCATTATAGGCATTTTATCTGCTAGATTTTTGACTTCTATATTAAATTTTTCAGGTGATAACATCTTAATCAAATTTTTCTTATCAATATCAATCTTTTTCGCCATAATCCCCATTATATTTATGAAGTGTTTCTGCCTTGGCTATAACTAAATGAGCAAACCGAGTATTCGGTTTTACTGTAGTTTCACCACCAATATTATACAAAGTCGCACCTGCATAATCTTTAAATCCTGAATCATATATTGAACTAATAATTAAAACTCCGTTCCTATTAAAAGTACTCCTACCGAGAAGAATTGCAATTTCACCTTCTGCTATATCTACATGTTGATTAGACCGAATTTCATAACAAGCACCATGATCTAAAACATAATTACCTTCTTCATCAACCTTTTGTTCTATTGATTTTCTAGGTTCTTTTTTATCTTCATCCATATGCATTGGCCCGGCACCAATTCGATAAACCTTATCGATTCGTAAATCAATAGTATTAGGTTGAATCATTTTTTTATCAATATTAGTTACCTCGGTAGAGGCATTTACAGGATGTATAAACATTATTCTTCGAAGTAATAGGGGTTTTCTTTTGTTTTAAATTTCCATTGTTGTTCGAGAATATCTGAACTATAATCTAATTTCCAATAAACATTGGGCATTACAGTAGATCCTCCCGGAAACAAAGTTGATGAAAAAGTGGAACCATTGTTAAATAAAGGACTAATTTCATTACGAAAAACATATATTTGATTTTCATGATATGACATGCAAGCAAAGGATCCATCTACTTTATTTAGATCTTCATTTAATACTTGATCAAATAACCATGCTGTGTCCCAGTCTCCTTCAAATTTTCCTTCTTTAATAATACCATTATGCCATAAATATGATTTATCTTTTTTAGCTGGATGAATAAATTTACCTATTGCTAAATCAGTATTATTAACATCTTTTGATGTAGGAGCTTGTTGATGCACTACACAATAATCCCAATTACCATCTAATAAATCTAAATCTAAAGGTCCATAAGATTTTGTTTGAGATTTAAGATATAAGCCATCAAAAGCTTTTGATTCGGTATATAAAAATTGAGAAACCGAATGAGATTCTTCTCCTCGATATCTATTTAGATCAACTAATTTAAGTAAAATCTTTTTATCTTTACTTGCAGAAATACTACACATTCCAGTTTATCTCCTTTTGATATTGTATAGGATCCGGTTCTCCTATGTTCATAAATGCTTTAATTCGTTCACTACATGAAGGACATGTACCACAACTTTTTCCTTCTACATCCGGATCATAACAAGTTAAGGTATGTTTTAATAAATCAAAATTCCCTAATTCTTTACAAATCTTAAGTTCTTCTGTTTTACTTAATTGAGAAAAAGGAGCCACAATTTTGGTTTTAAATGTTCTATTTAAAGCTGCCACATTATTAAGAGCATCTACAAAAGCTTGACTAGTATCCCAATAACCATACTCATCATGAACTTGTAATCCACAAAAAATAAATTCTGCTTTTACCACTTCTGCAAAAGCACATGCATTACTAAGTAACATCATATTTCTAAATGGAACATATGTTGGTGGTTGAGGATCTCCTAATACATCTTTAATAGTAGGCATTTCAACATCAGACCCTGATATATTTGCACTAATAGGTTGAACTAACGTTCCGAAATAACCAATTTCCAATTGTTTATGAGCGATTCCTAATTCACGACATAATTCTTTAGCTTTATTACATTCTTCAGCTTGTTTTTGTCCATAATTAAAAGTTAATGCAAATACTTTTTCTGGACCATATTGATTAACAAGCATCATTGTAACAATAGAACTATCCATACCACCAGATAAAATTACTGCAACATTATCAAAATGATATGGAAGTTTTTTTCTTGTTTCTTCTAAATCAGTCATTAACTTTTCTCAACAACTTCTATCAATCGTGATAGATACCATTTAGCTTTATTTAAATCTTCAAGCTGCTTTTGTTTATTTTCATAACCCTTTTCCGTTTTCTTACCAGCTCGTAATACATATTTAACAATATTACCACGATGAAAATTTAAATCAAACGCTTCTATAACATCAATTGCTTCTAAGTTAGTATCACTTTGATAATGTTCGGGGTTTATTTTATTAGCCATGTGTTCCTGAATATGTAAAATATTTGTAATAATCCAAATCCTTTGGATATTTTCTCTCGGGAAATTTACCTGTAACAATTTGTCTGAAGGTATCAACATTATAATATAAAAGATCTAAATTAATATCTTCTTCTTTCATATCATAAACGGTATCAAATGTTGATTTCGGTTTTTGTGTTAATCCATGAATACCTGCATAAATAGTACCATCTAATGCTGACATCACCGGATTAGAAGTATCTATACTATGAATCCAATCATAATCTCTATAATGTGCAAACTCTCTTGCTTGCCAGGTTCCCAATAAATGATGTCTATATTCTTTCCTGATACATTCTCTATCCATTTTTTCAAGTAATTTAATTCTTTCATTTGCTTGAAGGGTTGGATCTTTATCCTGCCAAGAATAAACAAAAGGAATACCGATTATTGGCCAGAGCTGACCACCTCCAGCTTTTTCTTCACCATATTCAATAAATGCATTATAACATTCAATCATTTCATCCGGCGTAGAACCTTGAATGACCGGCATAGCATGAGTAGAAGTAATGGGATAATCATTAGCAAATTCAAGAGACCTTTCCAATGTTCTTTTTTTATCTCCGAGAACATCTGGTAAGACAACATAGTTTGGTTCTAATCTTTCATACCAATCATAAAGAATATCATTATCTAATGATTCTCCTAATTCAAAACAACTATTATCAAGATATGTAAATTCTCCACAACCTGCAAAGGCACAAACCAGCTCTGCATAATTTTTATCTTCTAAAATTTTATGAAGTAATACAAATTGATAATCGCTAATAAAATCTTGATGTTCATCTATTAAACATCTGGGAATTTCATGTGAAATATATGTCATATTAACTCATTAATGATCTACATCCAGCTAAAAATTCTCTGCGGCATTCGCCGTCTTCGAATTGTCCCGATGCTGAAAATGTGGCTGTTGAAGATCGAAGATCTTGTATGCCTCGAGATTTAACACAAAAATGTAATCCATCAATTTGAACAGCGACATCTTCTGTTTTAGCAACAAATGCAATTGTTGCTCGCACTTGTTCTGTTAATCTTTCTTGAACTTGAGGTCTTTTGGAAAAGAATTGAACTATTCGATTTAATTTTGAAAGGCCTAAAACATAATCATTGGGAATATATGCTACAGATGCTACTCCATCAATAACAATAAAATGATGTTCACAATATGATTGAACATTTATATTTCTTTCAAGAACAAAAGAACCCCTATAATTCATTGAATTTTTAATTTTTGTACATTTTGGAAACCTGTCATAATCTAAACCCCAAAAAATTTCATTAACATACATTTGAGCAACTCTTTCTGGAGTATCTCGTAAAGAATCATCTTTAAGATCCAAACCTAATTCAAACATAATATTTTTAACATTGTTTTGAATCTTTTCAATAGCTTCTTCAGAATTAAATTCATCTCGAACTCGTGACATGGGTGTTTCCAATCCTAAAGAAAGTAAATGCTCATTCACTTTTCGACCTAATGCTGGATCGCATTTTCTACTTGTTTCCATTTTCTCCTTTGTTTAATTTATTATTATATTATATAATATTATAGGCACAATGTCAAGAATTTTTTAACAATTGTTTATTGTGTGGGGTATTATGATAGGAATGTTTTTTATTATTTTAGCGTGAGTCGAATGATATAATGTTTCCGCGGTTATCAAGTTTAATATTTTTAATACCAAAATTTCTTTCCATACTTTTCTTTTTTCGATCATCAGAAGCCATATGATCAAGATCATTCCAATAGTGTTGCATCTGAACAATTTCTTGCTTTGAAGACATTAAACGTTCTAAAAATTTTTTAAAAGTTTTCATTAACTATGCTCCAGATATTTAATTCCATCTCGTTCTTCGAGAAGTTTTCTATTTGTCATGTGTTCTGCTTCAATTTCCTCTTTACTTCCACCATGATATCCAACAGCATAACCATTTTCACACATCCATTTGTTTACATTGGTCCAACCGTTCCATTCATCGCCGTCGGCAGTACAATTGATCCAGAGTTCTCCAAGAACTCTTCCGAATTTACCTCTACTGTCTT